GATGGTAAGAGGAACAACAAGCCGTTCTATGGTAAATTGAACATGTTCATGTATGACCCAAAGTTCAAGAAGACCCTACCCTACTATGACACGTTTCCACTGGTATTGCCACTAGAGACATATTCAGACGGGTTTCTTGGTATCAATTTTCACTACCTACCTATTCCACTGAGGATCAAGTTACTTGACCGTTTAGTAGATTTCTCTAACAATACTGAATTTGATTATACGACAAGACTTATTGTTGACTACCAGAAGTTAAAGGGAGTTCGACTTATTAAACCAACCATACACAAATACCTTGCTGGACAAACCAAGTCACAGTTTCGTAGGATTGATGCAGACGAATTTACGATTGCAACTCTACTACCTGTGCAGAGGTTTAAGAAGGCAGATGCGTCAGTAGTGTGGAAAGAATCGAGGGCAATGATCTAATGGCAACGCTTGCAAGTTTTGTAGAATCAACCGCATTTGGAGTACTCAACAATTTCCTGTCAGAGTTTCATAGTGAAAATGGATATGCACTTCCAAGTCGGTATGAGGTTATTATCACATCTCCCGGTGCGGGAGATGCTCGAAAGGTTTCTATGCGTTGTGAAGCTATTGACTTGCCCGGTAGAGCGCTCAATACATCAGTAGACAGCAACATGTATGGTATTGCACCAGAAATCGTTGATGGTATAACTTTTGCTGGTGATATTTCTATGACATTTCAAGCAAGTAGTGACCTAGAGGAAAGAGTGTTCTTTGAATCTTGGCAAGAAGAGGCTTGGGACAGGGGAACATGGAATGTCAAGTATTATAAAGATTACATCAGGGACATTGATCTGTATGTTCTAGATGTGCAAGATGCAAGACGATACGGGATTAGACTTAGAGAGTGCTTCCCAAAAGAGATTGGTCCATCAAGCTTTGATGCGGGTCCAGCAGGTGAAATTGTAAAGATACCTATTACCATGCAGTATAGATATTGGGAGACACTTGACATTACAAACCAACCACCCAACCTTATGGAGAAGGTTCTTGATACAGTAATTACAGGTGCAGAAAGATCAATTAATGCGAACATACCGAAGGTGTTAAGCAGACTCGGTTAAGCAGATTATGATAAAGGATGAAATATTATGGCGTTACCAAAACTACAAACTTCTGAGTACACACTAACATTACCATCAACACAGGAGAAAATTAAATTTAGACCATTCTTGGTCAAAGAGCAAAAGATTTTGATGGTTGCTCAAGAATCTGGTGAAGAATCTCAGATTGCTTCTGCTGTGGGTAAATTAGTATCTGGATGTACATTTGGTTCTGTAGATGCAAACCTAAGTCCTATGTTTGATATTGAGTATGTATTCTTACAGTTAAGAGCAAAGTCTGTTGGTTCTAAGATAACCTTGAATGTTATTTGTCCAGATGACAATGAAACACAAGTCGAAGTCGAAGTTGATGTTGACGATATTCAAGTTCAAATGAGTTTAGAACATAGTCAGGACATTGAAATAACAGATGATATCAGTATTCATTTTAGATATCCAAGGCTTAAAGATTTGCAAGGAATGTCAGGTGAACTAAGTGACTTCGAAAAGACATTGATTTTGGTTGTTGAGTGTGTTGATACAATTACATCAGGTGAGGAAGTAATTAATAGAATTGATATGACTCAGGATGAAATTGTTGAATTTGTTGATTCTATGAATAGTACGCAGATGGAGAATGTTCTAAAATTCTTTGAGACAATGCCAAAGGTGAGACACATCATTGATGTAGTCAATCCTAAAACCAAAAAGAAGGGTGAGGTATTATTGGAGGGACTAGAAAGTTTTTTGGAATAGGGCTGTCCCATGACAGCGTAGTGAATTACTACAAAACAAACTTTGGAATGATACAACATCATAATTGGAGTTTAACTGAATTAGAGAATATGCTACCTTGGGAACGAGAAATCTATGTTGGCATGTTAGTGAAACATCTAGAGAATGAGAAAGCGGAGTACGAAAAACAAGAGAGAAAAAATAGGAGTTAATCAAATGGGCGAAGAAGAAATTAAAGCAGCAGGTTACCATCCAGCAGATACGAATGGTGACGGTAAGGTTAGTCCTGACGAACAGAGCATGTATCTTGAGTTCAAACGCCGAGAACTTGAGGATGCAGACGCAATGCGTGATGCACAGCGCACAATGGCATGGTACTCACTTGGTGGTATGTTAATGTATCCTATTATCGTAGTCCTTGCAACAGTCTTCAATATGGATCAAGCAGCAAAGATTCTTGGTGATATGGCAGGTGTGTATTTCATCGCAGTTGCCGGTATCGTCGCAGCGTTCTTTGGCGCACAAGCACTTAGCAAACCTAAGAAATAAGGAATAAGTCATGGCCACGAATGATGAAATTATTGCTAAACTTCCCCTTGCACTGGTTGAGTTAAGAAAGCAAAATAAAGACGCCGCAACTAAGGCAGCAGAAGATCGAGCAAAAGAGTTCGAAGTACTTATGTCATCAAGAGATGCGCTTGTTGTGGGTTCTGATGAGCGCAAGGCAATGAATTCAGAATTGGCCAAGATGCGAAATCAGGATTCAAGATTAGCAGCAAGAGCGAAAGAAGCTGCAGCATCCACTGCTGGTCAGGCGGTTGCACTTAAAGAAGAATTAGAATCGCAGGGTAAGATTGCAGAGGACAATAAAGAGTTTCAAAGATTAAGTTATGAGGCACGAAAAGAAGATTACGCACAACGCCTTGCAGATGCAACATCTCCTGCTGCTAAAAAAGAAATAAGAGAAGAAGCAAGAGCAGATGCAAAAAAGAATGGTTCCCGCCTAGATAAGATTGCTGCAGGAATTGGTGGTCTATTTGAGATGGGTAAGAAGGGGTTACAGGCTGCTAAATTAGGTGGTCTTGCAATTCTTTCTACTCTTGCGATTGGTGCATTTGTGATTGCTCTTGGTAAATTTCTGCAAAGTGATACCTTCAAGAAAATGACAAAGTATATTTTCGATACGATTATTCCAAAATTAAAAGAATTTTATAATGCATTCTTTGGTGAAGATGGTGGATTATTTAAAGGTATCAAAGCACTGTTTGGTGACGATAGTGGTGTCGGTGCAGTTGTCATTGGATTAACTGCTGTTACAGCACTATTTGCCGTAGCAAAGTTGGCAAAAGTATTCGGTCCATTGAAGGCAGGCGTGACTGCATTGTTAAGTGGAATTGGTGGTTTAGCAAAAAGAATTCCCGGCGTGCCAGGTGGCGGCGCTGCTGGCAAGGGCGGCGCTGCATCTAAAGTCGGAGCGGCATCAAAAGCGGGTGGTAAAGGCGGTGGACTTGGTAAAGGGATTGGCGGGATGCTTCGTGGTATTGCTGCAGGACTTGGTGCAATGGCAAATCCAGCAACTCTCGTAGGTCTTTTAGCTGTCGTCGCTGCGGTTGTGGCATTATCAGCAGCAATTCGTATCATGCGGCCCGCATTTGAACCAATCGGTAAGATGTTTGAATCCTTTGGTGAGACTGTTAAAACAGTCTTCGAAGGACTAGGTGTGATCATTAAGGATATTGGTGAATCAATCGGAAAAGTTATTACTGCAATTGGTGATTCTATTGGTAATATTATTGATAAAATTACTAGTATGAAAACTGCTGGTACTGAGGCAACTACTAAACAGATTAAAGAGTTGAGTGCAATACCGGGCAACCTGATGTTAGAGACAGCAAGGGGTATTGACGCTATCAAGAAAGCACTTGATGGTTTCGGGGGTGGAACTTTCTCTAAGATTGCTGGTAGTTTGTTTGGTGGTAGTGGTCCAATTGATAAGATCATTAAACTGTCAGAAAAGGTTCCCGCACTTATGAAGGCATCAGAGGCAATCGCAGTGCTTGGTGCAGCTGGACAAGACTTTGCAAAGGCAGAGGCAGAATTGGAAAGACGCAAAAGAGTTACCAAACTTAGAAAAGATTTAGCATCCGGCAATGTAGAAGGTAGAAACAACGCCGCAAACACTGCGAAGGCCAAAGCAGAACTGAAGTCACTAGAAGGTCAGGCTATGTCGATGGGTGCTGGTGGTGGATCAAACTTTAGTGCTCAATCGAAAAATATGATAACCGCAGCAATTAACGCAGCAGACTTAACCTTGATTGAAAAAGATAGGGTTAGAAGGGAAGCAGAGTTTAAAACTGCTTCTGCTGGTGCTAGTGGTGGACAGACTAATATTGTTGATGCAAGACAATCATCAAGTGTCACCACTACAGGACAAAGTGGTAATAGTCCAATCATCAATCCTAAGTATGCTAATCGAAACGCTGCATCGTTCTAAACGCTGGTGGTATGATATAAAAAGGGGGGTCAACGTGACCCCCCTCTCCCCTTACTCTTTTGCCAACTTTTCAAAGTAGGACATTGTGTCCTCATCATCACCAGTATCAATAGTAGGCGCTGGAGTAGGTTTCGTATCCACCTTTGGTTCGGCCCAAGGTGCATCTTCCATAACCTCAGCAGCATTCCCTACTGTGGTCGTCCCTGCAAGAACCATATCCATACGCTTCTTGAGTTCATCATAGGACTTGAAGTTAGTTTCAGAAGTAAACTCTGACAGAGGATACTGCTTCTTCCACACTTCTTCCAACTTGTCATCATCATCAAAGAGAGCAGATGGTGCTGAGAACTCTGACTTATCATAGTTCCAATAACCTTCTACCTTACGAAGCTTCAGCTTGAAGTTCGCACCTGCCCAGAAATCAAAAGGATTAATCGGGGTTTCGTCCTTAAACGCTGGTTGCATTGCTTCCATGCACTTGTCAAAGATTTTCTTACCAAAGCGATAGAGCATAACCTTACCCTCATTCTCAGGATTTGCAGAGTCTTCAACAACGTAGATGTTTGCAAAATACTGCAACTTACGCTTCTGCTTACGAGCAATCTCCTTATCAGACTCAACACCTGAGTTCCAATATGCAGAGTTCATCTCTGACACGGGATCATTCTGACCAATGGTTGTGAGAGAGTTCTCAATATACCACTGTCCAGATGGGCCTTGAAACGCATGGTTCCAGACCTTTGCCCAAGGCATATCCTCACCCTCTACTGCGGGAAGGAAACGAATAACGGCATAACCATTACCGCTCTTATCCATGACGGGTTTCCAAAGACGATCATCCACATAGGACTTCTTCTCTCCCCCACCACTATCTGCTTGAACTGCTCCAAGCAGCTTGTCCAACGAATTAGAATTCTTGAGTGTACTTAATGACATATGTATTCTCCTTATGTAAATATATGTTTCGTATGTTTATAGTGTTACCACTTTATCACAAAATTCTGCTTTTGTCAAGTAACTTAGATTATTTTCTTGAATAAATTCCTCTTTGGCATCTACCCAAGAAAACTGAACATCCTTGAACTCTCTAAAAACAGTTTGCATCTGGTTCTTCCAATTCACTGAATTGAAACCTTTTGCATCACTGGGCAGATAATTATCTGTCCCCTTATATATGTTGTTCAACGGTTCATCGTATGATGATAGGTCAAACCCCAATATATAAATCTCTGATGCACCCTGCTGACATGCAAGATGCATTGCGGTGTTACCCGCTGACCATCCAACAGGAAAGTCAATCGTATTTATGTTGTCGTCCTCATAGACGTATGTAATCCAAAGTCCAACATCCTTCTCCAGCTTCATCTGAAGGTCTTTCATATCTAAGTCAAAATTACCCAATTGAGAGTTCATCTCAATTGCAGATGCAATCTTGTCCTGTAGTAACAAAGGGTCTTTACCTGATATTACACAACGATCTGTAATACCAGTTGTCTTGTGGATGAATTCTTCTGGAATGTCATACCCCATAAGCATCATTTCAGCTGCATCAGAAGGAAGGACTGACCAATTTGCAAACCAGCACTGAATATCTCTCCAATTGTTGGATTCGTAAATCTCCTGCTGCATACCATAGTCAACTGCAACAAGGTTGTCCACCATCACATCACGCCAGATTGCATTACAACCCCATGTGACAGCATCCACCTCATACTGTTTATCACCGTACCACTTGCGTGACTCACCATTACCAATTACTACTGCCTTAGACATTACTGATATCCGTCATGAGGGGGAAAATCTTTGCAATCTCACGAGCACATGCAATCGCAATATCCTGATGTTCCTTCTGTGTACCATTCGCACTTCGTAGGTCAATGTAGTGTACCCATGAGCGCAGTGTACCGTTCATGTACAGGCGGGATACAGTCATACCCTCTGGTAGTACTGCCCGTGCTTGTTCCTTGGCAATACCGTTCTCAATAGCCCACTCATATGTATCCTGTGCCCGTCTCCAGACTAAAATCTGTTTCATACGGAAGTCTTCATTGAGACGACGATCTTCCTCACTCAACTCAATGCTGTTCTGCCTGTTCTTAGGGTCTTGCAAACGTGCATCCCTAGTCTCAAACGACAAATCCTTGGTAGGGTCTGCATACCGCTGGCTGAACTCTTGAAACGAGAACGAACGGTGTCGTAGAATCTGACGAGCAATGTCCCTCGTTGTCTCAATCTCTAAACATGCGCTGACCATCTCTAGGGGTGACCAGTGCTTATGCTTGATGAGATACTTGATAAGTTTCTCACTGGTATCTTTGTTGTTTTGGTTGCCGGGATTGGATACCCTAGCACAATATGCAATGAGTTCCTGTGCGTCATCCACACCAATAATGTTATCTGGTGTAGAATGTGATGTCATTCTTACTTTCATAATCTGCCTTCCTACTCTTTCAACTTGTTCCTACCACTACCAAGATATTTGGGTTGAGGCTTACCTTCCAACCACTTACTTATTCTAAGTTTGATCCATTTTTTGATGGTCATGAATATGTCCTCTATGCTAGTTGGTAAATGGTGCCGCCGAGAAGATTTGAACTCCTGACCCCCTGATTACAAATCAGATGCTCTACCAACTGAGCTACGGCGGCACATCATCTACTTGTTGGGGGTAAACCGACGCTGTGGTTTGTAACCCTTTGGCCAAGTGGGTTGACGATTAGCAAGCTGACTGACCCGGGCCGTCAACTCATCAGATTTCACTGAGAACTCAGCATTTTCAAACTGTAATCCCTTTACTTGATTTTCTAGTTCCCGGCATCGTGCCTCAAAGAACCCTTCTACTCTATCCATTAACTGGACTCCTCTATGAGTTTCAATAGTTTTATCTTATACTGTTCTTGATCAATTGTCAAGAACCTTTTGTAGTTATTCATCAGATTTCTTAAATCAATCCATATGATGTCATCCTCTAATTGTTTATTCCAAGATTGTGAGTAGCTCACCAACTCATCCAGTATGATTGTTGTCTCTAATGAAACACGACCACCTAGAAACTCTTTCATTAATTTAGGGTGCTGTCCATTCTTTACTGTGAACAAATCCTCAAACGCTTCTACAAGAGGTTTCATCTCTACCTCAAACAGATCAAAGAAACCCTGTCGCTTGAGTTTCCACGATTCATAGTTCTCATCATTGAAGTTGGCAATGTAGCCCTTCTTATCTCTGATGAAATTTGAAACGAGGTAGTTGGTGATTTCTTGTTCTGTCTTGTACTTACGAGCCAATCTAACGAAGAACGACCTGTCCTTGCGTTTATAAAATGTGTCACGTTTGATACGAGTCTTGCCTCTGTATGTTACAAAGTCATAGTCGCTCTTACCAAAGTGTGCCTTCATAGCACAGTACATGAGATACACGTCAATCGGTTCCATATTTTAAATGGGGAGTTGAGCCTGTCGGGGAAGAAAGTTTAAGTCTCTTGCGTTTGCTTCGATCTTCTCTTTGAGACTCTTGGAAATAAGACGACCCACTGTATCGGGTTCAATATCTTGACGATGGCAATAATCAAGAACTGCATCCATATGCGAGATATTCTTTTCATTTGCAAGTCTTTCAATTTCCATTGAAAAAGTCTTTGATGTGCTTAGTGTCATTTTATACTCTTATAATTTGTTTAAAGGTTGGGGGTTTTTGAAAGGAACCCCCGTAACCTTTAGTCTTAGAACTTCAGTTCAGTCTTAACACCGACAATTTTATCAGCGGTTTCAAAATCATTATTCAAATTAATTTCACCATAAGGTGTAATGCCAAAGGATTCATTCACATCAAATGTATATCCACCCCAAAACTCAACATTAGAAATTTCACTGTCGTCCCAGCTAAACGATGGTTTAACTGATAGATCAAATCCCTTAATTCCAGCAACCACACCAAATTTTGTAGAGGTTGTTTCCTGAGTTACATTATGTTCAGTATCGGTCACAAAGGACATGTCAATTTTAGGTAGAGCGGATGAAACTTTCTTCTCTTCTGCCATAGCAACACTTGAAATACAAGTTGCTAGTGCAACTCCGATCATTAGTTTCTTCATTTGTTTAGTCTCCCTTTAAAGTTGAGGGGCTAACCGTCGGCCCCTCTCGGATGTATTACGGCATCACCCGTTAGTCAAGTATTTAGACACCCTGTGCAAGAGCACGATATCCTGCTGCGATCACAGCACGGGTTGCAGTACCAAGACGGTACTTGTTGTAGGTTTCCCCATCAAACGAGCTGACCCGCTTGTTGAGATATACAGGATATCCCTGCATACGAAGAGAACTCATCAATGCACGGACGTTCTTAACGCCATAACGTGCAGTGATCTGCTTCGCAGTAAGTTCAGTACCGTTTTCGAGAGCGGCAATAACCTTAGTTGCCTTCGTAGTTGTAGTTGTAGTCATACTATAATTCATCCTTTCAAGATGATTTTTTTGACAATATTGTCAGACACAAAGTGTTTCGTTTGGATTTCACAAACTCATCAGTGACATTGTTTACAGAGTATAACAGGTTATTAGCTATTTGTCAAGACCTTTTTTGAATAAAGTGGAAGTTTTTTATCCTGTTGCTAAGAAAAAAACTTCCAAAAAAACTCCGAAAGATTATGCTGCTAGAGCATAATCCCCATAAGATACATTATCGTTAGCATCTATAGTATTTTAACCTATAAGGCGGTCAATCCACAATTCTCCACTTATCTATTCCAGCCTGTCGATCCTATTTCGCCCCCATCAAAAAGAGATTTTACCAAAACCAAGTAACAGAGCAATGATGCCCGTAATCAATATAATATCAGCGCATACGCTCCATGTGATATACAGTTTAAACATAAATACCGATATTTTTCTTACACGAAGGTTCTTCATCTGAATCTCCCGGCATCTCTATTACCATAATAATCTCCTTTTGGTGGAGGCGGGGGGTATCGCACCCCCGTCCAGTTCTGTTTTCAATTCGTATCATCAAATTGTATCTTATTTATACCACACGGGAGTTAAAAAGTCAACCCCCCTAGAGAAGTTTTTTGCCATTGTTCTGGCACTGCCCATTCTACGTCACCACTAGCAATAATACACATAATAGTATTGTCAGGGAACGATTCTATAATGGTTGATGAACCTGTTTCTTTATTGAAAAACACTATAGTTTGGATACCATTTTTATCATTTTTGAAAATCATAACAGGTTTTTCATCATATGCTTTGATAGCATTCAACACAATACTAGACTCACCGCAGGCAACCACCTTATTCATAGGTGATAACTGTGCCTTACTTGCTGTCGGAAACCAGCAGCAAATCATCGCTGCTAGGAATGTAATTTTGAACATCATTTTGCGCTCTCCACTCTGCAACGGTTTCTACTAGAGCATCAAGGTATTCGTGTTTGTCTCTTACAAACTCTTGGACAGTTCCGTCTTCTGTGACCACTAAGATGACCACTTGGGAAATTTCAATACCTGTTCTTTCTCCGAACATCTCTGCGTATGCAGAGCCTTGAATGTAATAACTTTCGTTCCATTCGTCTTTACGCTCTTTGGTTGATGTCTTGAAGTCGATAATCGACGGTACACCATTGTACTCTGCAATACAATCAACCCTACCCGCTACCTTATATTTATCACTATAGAGTCCTGCTTCTTGAGCATAGATGTTATCTATATTGCATAGAACAGACTTTAATTGACTAAAAAGGCAATATGGCAAGAAATTCTTCTTGTGTTCTGACCACTTAGATGGATAATCAGACTCCATGTTGTTGAGGTAATCCTCACACATATGGTGAACCTTAGTACCTCTTGCTGCAGCAGTTCGTGCTACATGGTTGGCAACTTCATTACCTACCCTCTTACGCCACTCCATCAGACCCTTCTTGTTACGGACTGATAGGACCGTTGTGATTGATGGGTACTTGTTACCCTCTGGTGTTGCGTATAGACGCACACCGTTACTGTTAGTTGCTGTTATGGGTTGCAACTCCACCCCTACATGATTAAACATTATGCTAACGCACGAACCCTCGCTACTAGTCTATCTGCTCGATTGGTGACCTGACGATACCACGCAGAGTCAACCATCTCATCTGCGGCGGCGTGCCAATCACGGGAATCTACACCACGCTTCATACCCCTGAATCTACTCAAACGAGGACGCCCCATATTGAACATCATATTGGCAATCACTTGCTGAGCTTCTTCTGGCAGATCGTCAAAGTCTTCGTAAAGGATGTTGCAGTCTCGCAAGACGTTTTCGCAATCCTGCTCGAAGGCTTCAACGACTCTAGACTCTGATACTTCGGTTCCGATTTCTGAACCATTTTCGGGGTCAGACTCCAGAACCAAATGGCCAACGCCAAAAGTAGCGTACCCAAGATGATCATTATATACCTCATATTTCACGCCCTCGTCAATTTCGAGTTGTTCTCTTAGTACTTGTAAATCCATTATTCCATTCCTATTCCTAGTTTGATTTTATTAATGAGATAACTGCGAACAAAGCCACTCCGTACAATATCACCGATAGTAAACTCAGTACAATTAAACTCTTCCATTTCTTCAAGAATTCTGAGAAAGTCATGTAATCCATTTTTTTCATTTGTCCTCTGTAGGTCAGACTGATCAAAATCGCCACAGAACATAATCTTTGAGTCCTGACCCACACGGGTGATAATCGTATCCAGTTCGTGGAAGTTCATGTTCTGACACTCATCCACTATAATGATTGCGTTATCAAATGTCAGCCCCCTTAGAAAAGAGGTTGAGAGAAAGTAGAGAGTACCTTGACCCTTGAGGCGGTCATATAAATTATTGAATGCCTGTTCGTTAGGTTGCTCAAACATGAACTGTACCATGTTCTGATATGGCACCTGATAGAGTGCAGCCTTGTCTTCCTCATCCCCCGGCAGGAAACCGATCTCCCTCGTAGGGATAAGTGATCGAACCAATATGACCTTCTCATATTTGGTCTTCAAGTCCATCACTGCTTGCAGTGCAAGAAACAATGCACTAAAAGTCTTACCTGTGCCTGCAGCACCAAATAGGAACTGGTTCTTACCATCCTTAAATGATTTAAAAACCACCTTCTGATTATCAGTGATGGGTTTAACTGCTACTAGATTATTGTGATTGATCTCTTTGTTCTTCTTAGCGCTGGCCATTATATATCCTTAAAAATTAGGTAGAGGGGGGTTCCAAATGGACCCCCCTCTGATGCATAGCCGGAGTGACTTCCCAGCTTCCGTTGCCGCTGTGCAGCAGTGCTGAAGTTTGATTTCTCGGCCGCATCAATTCTATTTATACTAAACAACACCGTGTTTTTTCAATACAGCACGGGTTTTTTGTTGTTTGGTAGGTTCACCACCATAACGATCTGCAAGAGGTGTACCGGGATGTGCAGCAGCAATACGTTGAAGGTTCTCTGTCATACCATCGTCCTGTTTAGGACCAACACCCATGATGTGATCACCCACAAAAGCAAAACCGCCGGGAATATGTTTGACATGGGGGTTATTATTCAGATACTCTTCACGTTCAGGATTGGACATTATTTCGTCCCATTCCTTACCTGTCTTTTCGTCATAAAATGTATATGTTGGCATTATAAGTCCATCTCCAATTGTTGATCATGACTGTCAAGGTCATCTAAGGTAACGATGAAGGTAAGCCGCCAGCGTTCTAGTTCTTCTATTCGTTGATACAAATCTCGTTCGATGCTCGTCAAGTCGGAAAGTGTACTCATTTTTTCCTCACGCATTCGTCGCCCCATGTAATCCCAATAATTCTCTCTCTGCATTAAACCACTCCGGTACGGTTCTGTTTTTCCACTTTGCAAACCCTGATTTCTCTACTATGTAGTACTTCTGATAAGCAAGCACAGTGTCATCACCTTTGCACTCTTCGGGCATACACTGAGGTGGGTCAGAAAAGAATGTTTTAAAATCCATATTCTTGGGAGACTTAAACAGTGGTGCAAGCAACCGTTCTGTAGCATGGTTTTTGCCATATCGATAAGTGTACTCTACCATAAGAGCAACCATGTGGTCGTACAACCATGTGTAATTTTCTAAACTGGAACGAACCCAGATAGTACTTGGATGATTCTTATGAGCCATCTTGTACAAACCATCACGATCAGCACGTTCATCTCCGTCAAGAACACGATGAGCGGTAGAGAGCATCTGTGCGCTCTCCAGTATCATCTTGACCACATGCTTATCACACATCATCTGTGCAGCAACTACAGGGTCTTTGTCTAGGTAGAATATGTTCATTTCATTTCCTCAATCGTATCCATAACAGCGCTCATTCTTCTTTCCTTGTTTCATCTAATAGTAACATCTTACCCTTTTTTTCATCTAAAGTCAAGACCCTTTCAGTCTCAATCATGTCAATAATTATGGTGGTGATACTAACTTCCGTATTCAACTCACCAATCTTCTGTGTCAACCGCTTTAATGTTTGTTGATAATATTCTATCTCTTGTTGTTTCTTGAGCCGAGATTCAATCAGGTCCGTTAGTGATATTACCTCTGCCATGATAATCTATCAATCATTGCATTCTTAGCATTACATTGAAATACGACGATGGGCCTCAATTCCTGACAATACTTTGAAATTGGTTGTCCTTGATGTATCTGGTCACAACTGAAAATCACTAACCGATCACCAACATATGAAACCAGAGTGTCACCAACCAATGTCCCACCACCCCAATCAGATTGCCAATCCAATTTTGGATAATATATCATGGTGAAGTCACAAGCGTCATAATGAGCTTGTTGTTCCAATCCATGAGTGTGACCAAGAATATAAGAGGAGTTAACAGAACCCAAACCCTCTAATTGGATTGATCCTACCAAATCTTTGAACAGGTCATCGATGAAAGGTTTTCCATCTGAATACCAGTGCTTATTGAGTAGTGGTGGAGTTATTGGTTGATACTCGTATGACCATTTTAAATGGGATATCTCTTGATCATATTTGTTAGCACCCAGAACATTATCAAATATTTCAATCATGGATTTCTCCTACCCTTGGGAACGTCCCACACAAATGTCAGCCTATCAACATCACCATTGTTATATGACATATGTGGACGTTTGTTGTCAAACCAGAAAAATGTGCCGGGATCAATCTGATGTGACTCATCTTCAACCGTGTACAGATATGTACCCTGCAACGATAGATGATACCTGTCCCGTGTCAGATAGTAGTCACCTTCATCAACATGCAGACCTAGTGTATCGCCCGGCCTCAATCTAAAGAATGCTGCTCGTGAATGTCGGTGCAGTTTGTAAGTCTTTAACCATTTCCTGATAGCAGGATAACGATAGTACATCGGTGTGTTCTGTTGTAGAACAGTCTTCTTGGGATCATCATCAGGGTGTTTGACCGCAGCCATAGTGAGAGGTAGAAATCCATACGGTTTCGTATCTCCAGCAGCACCTTGTAGTGATCCTGCCACAGCCCAATCCTCACTCTTGATATCAGCAAGAATAGAACTTACGTCAATGTTCTTTTCAATAAACCTAAAGTGACTCATTTTTCCCAACGATAAAAAATATGATCCTGTATCTCTACAGTCTTCGTTTTAGTCTTTGCCCATGCGGGTGACACATAGTCTGCATGGTAATGCGTTGCACCACCAGTGATATCTAGGAAAGAAATCTCATTACTCAGAATTGCATCTGCAAGATCAAACATCTTATTATATATCTTTTTATTTCGAGGCACATCACTCTTACCGTCACAGAACCAGCTGAATTGGCACCTATTTTTTATAGGGTATCTCACTTGGGGGTTCTGCCATGATGCTCGTGTAGGCCCCTGTTCTACCACCTCACAGATGGTATTAGGGTATCTCTTATCATTAACACGGTTCAATACGACAGCGGTAACTGCAAGCTCTCCTGCGATACCCTGACCCCTTGCCTCATGATACATGTTGAGTGCAAGACACTCGGCAGACCTATCAGGTTCAATTGTTGGTGCGCTTGGTTGAGGGACTGCAATCATCAATCCAATGATTGCTGCTTCAAGGCCGTTCACATCTCACCCATTTGTGTGGTGAGATATTGTTTGGCGTACTTAGTTGCTTCTTTGCTCTTGAAGTACATCCCAACATCCTCAACCACCTCATCAATAGTGAAGTCATTTGGAACAGGTGCATCAAAGAAATATCCATTACAGAAATCTTCAATATCCATCATCCAGTTATTCATCTTAGACATTAGCAGTCTCCTTTACATTCCAAACCATACCATCACGCATTGCACTGGCAGTAAGAAAAACCTCATTACCGTTCATGCCCTCAAAGACAAGATTGATC